ACCATTATGGATATAGCAAAGAGCCAACCCAATTGGCTGCAAAACATCAGTCAGGTAGGGCTCAACAATCTTGACGAAATGCACGTCCTCAATAATCAGCCCATTCACATCTTTCAGGCTTGCCTGTTTCGCACCATAGGCAACAGCAGATGATGTTCCACGAGGAAGCGATGCTATGTATCCTTGAAACCTGGACTTTCTCTCTAGCTCGGTTTCTGCCTCTCGCCCATTGGTAAAGGCTACCGGGTTCGCCACCGAATCAATCCCGCTGATCGGAGACACCATTTCTGTCAGCGTATTGGCAAGTGCATTGGTAATACTACCTGCAACTTCGCAATACACCATCACATCAACAGATGTCTGTCCAGACAGCAATGTCGCATCAATCAAAGTCGCGTACTTGTATGTCCCAGATGAGGCGCGTATTGCTGTGCCAGCCGGAATCAACACATTCGCCGGCGCAGCCGCCAAACAGGAAAATCGTGCCGCACCACTCCCAGCCTCCGCAGGTAGAGCGCCAAATCCGAATGAGTTATAGACAGATACCGGGATTGCTTCGCGCAGCCCAATAAACATTTGCTGGTACAGTTCATCGAGTTCCACAGCAGGGGCTTCAACCAATGTACGAGCAACACTGCCAACATTGAAGTCGGTTATTTTTTCCTGCGTTGCGCGCATGTAGTTAATCATGCCCGCTGCAATTGACGCGAAATCGCGGATCTGAAATGCCATTAAAAATACCCCCCAAACTGAATGCGGCGCTTGTCGATTGGAACGACATCAGCATCGACATATAATTGATCGCCAGTCGTCGTTGCGACGATCTTCGTAACATCGCTCACTCGCGGGTCGCTGCGCAATGCGGCTGACACATACGATGCAGCAAGCAGGTCAGCAACAGGCCCATTTATTCCGCCTATCAGGCGTCGAACATCACACCCGTACTGAGGGTGATAAAGCAGTTCCGACTTATCGGTCATTACGCGATGACGCATAGCCTGCATAAGATTTTGGATACCGAAAGAAATATCGAAATCGCCGCTATTGGCCGTTAATTTTCCATCAGTCAGCATCACATCCTGCTCAAATAGCAAGTTCGCCGACGAGCGCGCAGATACCACCGATGTCGCTGATGGAACCCATAGCACATCCCCGTACAGAGCGACCGTATCCGATGCCAGTAGATCATCACCGGTGACATACGGCGGCATCAAACCATTCAGATTCGCAATATCAACCCAGCGCGCAGCGTCGCCGAGTTCGCGGGCTGCCAAACGCTGAAGCGTATCCTCCCAAAGCAGTTCGACTTGCCGAAGCCCTGATAATTGCGTTTCAAACTGGCTCATACTTGCCCGTCCACAGCAATACCATCGGCAATGGTGTTGGCCAGCGCAAGTAGAGTCGTCAAGTCCAGCGGCGCAAGAACCGGATCAGTATTGGCGAGCGTATCCAGCGCAGCCTGTGCCTCTGCACTTATGGTGATTGGATTTTCATTAGCCGTTGCCATTTATTAAAATACCAATGGAGTAGCAAGCAGGGGTTTGCGCGGTTTTGGGTATGGCTCCTGAACCTTGGGCGGCCTTGCGATTCTTGGCGGCTTCGGATATGGCAATAAAGTGAGCCCGTTCACGTTATGCAATGGCGATAGCGGGCTCCCGCCATTTGTGGATGAGCAGTTGGCCGAGCCATTGAAGTCGTCATATTTTTCCAGCTTCCAAGCATCCTTAAATCCATTCTTGAACAAGCATTGCAGATTGCGAAACAAACCCATTGCCTGTTTCCACATTGATGTCAGCTTTCCGGGGAAATTTCGTAGTGCCGCAAGCATGGCAAAGAAGTTATTCAGTGCCTGCGCGACCTTCTTGATGATGGAACTGATTGCAGAGATTATGCTTCCCACTGCCTTCATAATGTTCTGCACGGCAGCCATCATCTTGTTAATTTTATTCAGCAGCTTGGTAACTGCTTGCAGCGCAGAAGTTACAGCCGCTGTTATTGCCGCCGCCATTTTCTCCATGTCAGTGACCGTTTGATCGAATGAATCCAGCGCTGCCTTTGCATCAAGCCCCACCTCTTGAACTGGGAACGAATACCCAATGTCCGCCGTCGCCATCATGCCAATGTTGTACTGCACCAATAAAGGACGCGACTTGCTGCGCTTGAGAACGAATTGCTGCGGAACGACATAGACGGCGATTCCATCTAGGGTATCAACGAATTCAAGCTGCACATCTTCTGGGTCTAGGCCGTCTTTCGCGTGTGCCTCACGCTCCTGATGCCACAACTTAAATGCCTCGTTGTGCAGCGATTTAAGCTCTTCTTCCCAATCTCGCCCACCAGCGTGCTTTGCGCGCCATCCAGTCGTGCCAGATATATTGATCGTGCGCAGACCGGGGCCGAAGCTGTCCACCCACGCAGAGCCTAGAGTTTGCTGTACGGATACACGCGATGGCTGTGTTACGGTCAACTCTTCAGGATTAATCGAAAGCGTGTGTCCGTTTAACTCGCCCAATCCTTTGGGGATGCTTGGCCCAGACAACTCGCCCGCCCCTTTCTTTACCAGACGAAAGAAAACAGTCCGCTCTTTCTGACTTGCAGGGGAAGGTAAACCGCTAGAGTTTGTTGGAATGGAGGCCATAACAGCATCATGGCGTCACGACAATGCGCAGGATGTTATGATCCAAACCATCCAATAGTTAGGGGCTCGCCATGAAAGTGTTATTCGTTTTGCTGACATTGCTGTTGAGTTTTGGTGTGCAGGCCGGGGAGCCTATTGATGCAGCGCCAAAACAATCCGCTTGGGAAGCATTTCAAACCAAACAACAGAAAGAGCGAGAAGCAACCACTCCAAAATGCACCGATATTCTATTCACTGGAATTGCCATGACAGGATATAGTCGTGGCGAAATTGACAAGGTACTTGAGTTGCGCGATGTCGGTGATTTTCTTGCTAGAAATCCTCTTTCGTGTAACGGAATAGAAACTGGACGCCCGACATGTACTGGATTTGCCTACTTAAAGCGCCATAAAGGGTGGATAGCTGACTGGAATAAGGACTACTATTTCATGCGCACCGCATTAGATTTCAACGAAGGACGTAAAGATATTGAACTAACAATCCGCCGAAAAGATGCCCGCTGCGCCAAGTAGCGGAATCAGATGCGTATCAGCGCTACGATATTGTTCCAGTTCCAGCCTGTGCAGTTGGCCCACCTACTGTTGCTACCGTCACTAATGCATTGCTGGTAATCTCCTGAAAAATTGTCTCTGCAATGGCTTTGGCTAATTTTTTTCCCTGAGCGTGGTCGCCAGTTATAATTAACCCGTTTGCAATCATTTTTTCTTCAAGCGTTGCTTGAATTCCTGATACTGACAATGGCATTACATCCCCGCTTTCACTGTTGTCGATATGGATGAATGTGGCGCTCCGGTGAATGCGCACACACAATCGCCGGTGACAACCCCTTTCATTGCCCCCGTGTTTAAATCTATTGCCGTACCTTTTACGGTAACTTTCCCGCCCGCGATCACCTTTGCCGTGCCTGTTGCATTGACCTCGACATTACCGCCAGAAGTCACCGTGGCATTGCCCGTGGCATTGACCGATACGGTGGTCGCCGTGGTGATGGTGATCGCGCCGTCCGGCGCAATATCCACAACAGCCTTGCCATTCGCCTGCTCGATGTGAAGGTGAATTTGCTTATCGGTATTCTTGGCGATCTTCCACTTTTTGTTAAAGTCCTTCCCGGTCAAGTCCTCATGTGCGGCGCTTGTGCCAAAGCGAACATAAGCCCCGCCTGGATGCCGAATCTCAATATTTCCGTCCTTATCGATGGTCTTGTACACATCGGATGCATGACGGTAGATCATGCGCTCTTCATCGACAAACCTAAGTTGGGTTGCAATGGGAGGCAAAAACCCGACGACGACTGGTTGGTCATGGAAATACTGCACGCAAGCAATAATGTTGCGCCCGTTTGCAGATATACCGGCTTTATCGAAGTTGCCAGATGCGTCAGGTGATTGGAGATCGTTTAAGCCAGTGTTGGAAGAGGCCGTTGGCGACATCACACGAACATCACGCACAGGCCGACCAGTCCGCATAAATACCAAGTCAACCGTATTGTCTCCCCAGTTCACTTTGACGACTTTTGCAAGTTCACCGTTCATCCCTCAATTCCTTTGCCGCTCATTTCTTCCCAGTATTGAGTTTTCGTTTTTTGTCGATCAACAAATCCTGTTCCGCGCTCGTAGGCTACCGTTGTCCAAAACCCTTGGAACGGCATAAATTCATGCTCCACGCGCACGACATAACAGGTTGGCAACATCTTCCCGCGCTGAATTTCAAGCTGGATACCGGCCCTGATTTTTTCATTACCGCGAATTTTCATCATGCCAGACTCATACACAACGTTGTCTTTGTTCATTGTGCCAAGCAGCGCAACTCTTGAATTTAGGTATTGCCTATCAAATGCGGATACTTTCTCAAGGTCGTCCGCATCCTTTGCGCCGCTCGCCTTCGATGGATCGGTTGATGCGCCAAGCGCAATGGATGCGGTCATTTTTCTAAATCCGTACACATCAACCGCACTATTTTCATAGCGAAGCTTGGAGATGTACGCAATCTCGGTTTGGGCCATATTGATGCGGTAATCCATGTCGCGCAGCAAGTTCCAGTGCGGCGTTTCTACCCAAAACCAGTTGGCCACATGGCTATCAGTACGTGCGGCTGAGATCGACTGAATATCATCCCCACTGATCGTCTGCTTTTTCATGTGTGGCGCATCATCTTGAGCTTGGATTAAATCACCGTTTTTTTCCAAGTCGCAAAACTGGTTCGGTCGTAGGACGATATTTACGGCATCTTCTACATCCTCAATATACAGTTCGTTGAATGCGCCAACATCCAGCAATGACGTGAGCATCTGGTGTAGAGAAAATTCGTTGAAGTTGCTTAACAGGTACGGATTAACCGTGCCGGATGAGACGATTCTGGTCTTGAACTCATTGACGAAGCGGCGCGAAGGATCTGCCACTTTTGCCCAAGACAACCTACCTAAGTAGGTATTCAGCAGGTCTTTGGTGATCTCGGCTAAAAAATCAGATACCGGCATGAGCGTTGAATACTTGACGCCCTCCCCGTATTTTTGAAGGAAAGCGTATTCCTGAGTGAGGTTTTCAAGTCCGGCTGGCACGTTTCGCAGATAGTAAATCTGGAACAGTTGCCACAGTTTTCCGTAATCATGCCCAGCGATACTCACCGACCGCGCAGGCTTGCCATCCTGTCCGATTGCTTCGTCTCTACGCACCTCAGATACCAGCCCGCGCATCACGATAGGCGGGCGGCCACCATTCTTGTCTTTGTAGAGCTTGTCCGCCGCATCGTGACAAAACCGAATCTCGATCAAATCCATCGGCTCGATCAGGCCATACAAAGAGTCCAGTGCTTCGGGATAGATTTGGTCAGCGAGCACGATGGAAAAGCTGCCGGCTGGCTCGCGGATGCTTTTACTTGTCTTGACGCCGCCGCGCTCCCCCAGATAAGGCGTTAGGTCTATTGTGCTGGCCTTCACTTTTTTTCCAACCTTGCCCACTTTGACCAAATTCAGCTCAATTTTGGGGTGATAGGTCTTCATGATCGCGCACCTGCTGGAATTGGCGCAGCGAGACTTGCCGGAGTTGTTCCGAGCGTGATCTTGCCACCTACACGTCCATCTGGGTATTGAAGTTGCAACGTATGGACAACCTCTGTGCGACTTGATTGCCGCGTCTTTTCACCCACAGATTTTGGTGTTTCACCGCCATATAATTCAGAAACAATACCAACATAATCGTCATTCTCTTTTCGATTTTCCGCTGATTTATTTCCTCCTGGGTATCCGCCGTTGTACCAAGCTGCCAGTTTGGTCGGGTCGCCATCCTTTACCTTGTTCTTTTTCAGCCAGTCATATTGAGCTGCAGCAATTTTTGCGCTATGTGAAAAATTACTTGGGTCATACTTCTCAGAACCAAGAGCGCCATCGGCAATTCTGTCTTGTGCTGTTGAATCTAAAATCTGGAATGCACCTTTCGCCCCAGCACCGCTAACCGCGTTGTTATTTACTGCGCCAAAGCCACGATTCTCCGTTTTTACCACCGCTGCCAACCAGCGTGCTTTTTCTGCATCGGTGCCAGATACATCGTTGATAACTTTTTCTTGCTCTGGCGTAAGCCGTACTTGTTGAGCGGCTTTTATCTGCCCAACCAAATTGCTACCTAGCATTGCCTGCAAATTTCCACCATTGCCTGCGCCTCCGCGCACCTGATCGTATCCTCGCTCCTTCAACAGCATCTGCTCACGCTCACGCCTTGACACCTTGGCCGCCTCAATCTCTCCATCCAATTCTTTTTGCTTGTCATCCCATGCTGCTTTTGCGGCCAGCATCTGCTCTGGTGTTTTAGCGCCACTTTTTGCCCATGCGCCGAATGTTTTTCTGTGCGCCTTGGCACGCGATTCCGCCTCGGTCAGCGTTGTATCTTCCGGCTCGAGCATCTGCGCAACGTCAAGCTCAATCCTGCTGCGCTCTTTTGCCTCAAACGCTTTTAGGTCTTTCCCTGATGCGAACAACACAGCATCCTTTACAGCGTTCACTGCTGGTAATAGCTTGCTTGAAAGATCATTGATTGATTGAGCCACATTGGCGACTGTTTCGCGCAGCTCAGACCCCTGATCGCTCACATCGGTTTTTTTCAATATCTCAATGAGGGATCGTTTTATTTCATCCGCCCGCCCACTGTCGATCTGGCTATTGAGAACCGACTTGTCGCTATCTGCCAAATTACCCTTGATGGCGGTTCCGGCAATGAATTGCCGCGCGAGGTCTTTGAGCTTCTTTGGGTCTGTCTCAGCCATAATCTGCAATGCCATTGGCTGATTGCGCGCATCGAGATTCTGAATCTCTTTGATCTTGCCCAGAGAATGCTTGTCGCCATCGATTGCCGATGAGCCAAGCATGAAACTCTGTTCATTCCCGCCGAACAGCGCCACACCAGCCTTGCGGTACATCGCACTATCGGTCTTCCCATCTTTTCCTGTTGCCCACGCCTTTACTGCTTTTAGCACCTCAAGTCCAACCGGGTCATCCAAGTGCTTGCCTCTCAAAAGTTCGTCGTATTTTTTCACTCCCTCAATGTCATTGTTTTTCACGGCGAACTCTCTCGCCTGATTGAAGGCACCGCGCGCATTGCCAAACATACCCTGCTGGGTAACTAAATCAGCATCCAGCATGTTGAACTTTGGCCCGTACAAGTTGCTGTAGGTTGCAAGTTTGAACGTCTTCCCTGCCTCTGATTCACCCCCCTTGAAGCTCGCATCCATTGTGTTGAGCACATTGGCCGCACCCTGCACATCAAGCCCAGGCATTCTCTTGCTGGTTAGCGCTGTTAGTGCCGATGCGAACCCTTCCACGTTTGGCGCATTGAATGAGTTGCGAGCGGTAGTAGTGGCAAAATTCCCGATTGCAGCGATTACCTCGTCAGCCTTTGCCATGCTACCGCCCTTAACGATGGACTCCGCAATGACGGATCCCAAGCGGCGATTGTCTTCGTTGTTTTTTGATGCGCCGCTCATGCGCATCGTGGCGAAGAAACTGGTTGCTTGGCTTGGGTCTAAACCAAATCCGCGAGCAAATCCGATAGAGTTGTGAACTTCCGAACCTAGCTGCCCGACATCTTTTGATGCCATGCCGGAAATATGCGCAAAGTTCTTGGCGAGATGAACTGTTTCTGTCGAGACAATACCAAGATTTAGGCCGGCAGTTTTGATCTGCCCAGAAAGCGCGGAGAAACTAACTGATAATCCACCCACGCTTGATCGAAGGTCGCTAGTAGCAATCGACTCGTTTTGAGCGCCTTCCATGCCGCCGCCAACTACGCCGCCCGCTGCGCTACCTAGCGTTTGCCCGATGAATCCGCCAATAGCTGTGCCAACACCAGGAATAACGCTGCCGAGCATCGCGCCAATACCACCACCCACCAAACCGCCAGCCGACGCGACCGCACTTCCGCCAGCGTTGTTTGCCATCATCCCTGCGCCAATACCTACTCCAGCACCGACAAGACCTTTCCCGTATTGCGCAAGAGCACCGCCCTTTTTTTCTTCTCCAGACTCAACCGATGCCAGCCCGGCTGTTTCATTAACTCGTTTCCATGCAGCAGGGTTTCGGTTTTTATCGCCAATGAACTCTGCGGCGTTACCATATTTCTGTAGGTGCGCAGCTATGGCGCTTCCACCGTCTTTCGTGTGCTCGAATGCTCGATGGAATGCGCGGGCCCCGCTCTCATCTACATCACGAAAAAATCGCTTGTACGTTTCTCTAGTTTTATCAACCCATTGATTCTCGCGTTCAAGCGACTGCTCTCGTTTGCTCTTCCCGCTCCCTGTCTTTGTTGATTCGCCTGTTGTCTGCTTTTGAACATCATCGACCTGCTGGCCAAGCTTGGTGACATCACTGGCAGCTTTTGACGTGTCGATGTTTATTGACGTGCTCTTTCCAGCCTTGGCAAGCACTACATCCATTGCATTGGATAGTTGCTCTGCTTTTTTGGTGGCATCGTCGAATCCAGACGACACCCCGCCAAGGTCTGCATTAGCCTTGACATTGATTTTGATGTCGTTACTCATTGATGATGTCCTCCCACTCGCCGTCTTCTATTGCCTGCACCAGCTTGTCGGTATCGAATTCTTCGTCCTCACCACTTTCAGTGACTGGATTCTCGTCATAGTGGTGAGCCCAAAAGTCGGCCTCAATATCATCCGGGAGCATCGATAGATACCTCGGGTCAGTTGGTGGTAGGTTGTACTTTTTTCGAAACCAAAATGCGTAAGATGTAGAAAGTTCTCGCCCTTTTTTTCGAGCTCTAAACTTTCGCGACTCGACGAAAAGAGGATTCCTTTTCTAGGAGTAGCGATGCCAGTTCTTGAACCTTGTCAAAGCCGACTGCGTTCATATCAATGGCCGATATATCGGCCCAACCATTTGGCGCATCAACTATCAAGGCTTGGTATGCTGCGGTAAATCCGCACAGCAGAACCATCTGATCGTCATCTTCGCTTCCGTCAATAAGTTTCAGATAGGTAGAACGGATTTTTATCATGTCACCCATCGTGCGGCGGGCGAAAGTGAATTCGCCAACGTCTGGCAAGGCAATAATGAAGTCGGAATCTGATGGAGTTCTCATTTTGTTAACCTATAGGTTGATTAAAGATATGCGCCGCACCAAAAACAGCGGCGGTGGGGGCGTTGCCAAACCATGCAGTTTGCGCACTGCACCACGCCTACTGTGCAGTGATACCTTGTCCGGCAGCCCATTTCCTTGTCGCCTTTCTATCCAGAGCATCCCCTATTGCTTGCTCAAAGAACTCGCGGCTGGTGTGGCATGGGTCTGATCCAGAATCTTCGCAGCTACCGATTCGTTTTTCGATTCTGATACCAACTGTGCTGGGATGGTCGGCCACGCCGGACATTGCCGAGCATCCACCTCCTGCCATTGACAAACCTTCGCCCCCTGACATATCTGGAAGGTCTCGCAGCCGCTCAAGAGCAGCGTTGAGATTGTTGCGAGTATCACGAATCGTAGCTTTTGAATTGTTGAGCGCATTTTGATGCTCCTGGTTAGTTGCTTTGGTTTCTTCTGCCTGTTTATCAGCCTTGATCTTGCGTGCAGCTTTGTCGGCATCCCAAAGCGCCTGTACCTCAGCTTTTCCTTCGTTGTAACGCTGGTGCCCGTGATACCACCACCCAAATATAACACCGGCGATTAACGCCGCAATTAGCGCAAAATTAATGGCGGATGCGTAGGCTTTGATTGTGTCTATGAGTCCCATTTATTCCTCCTATTTGTAGATCGTAGATGTCTGCTTGCCGCAGTACACTTTGCGTTCCCAGCGATCTTTGCACAGCGAGGGCAATGCGCATGTTTTGATCGAAATAGGCAGCCATTGCATATTTGCCGCTCTATCGCATCCCCCGCAATCAAGCGGAATGATGTGATCTACCTGCCAGCCTGTAGAACAAGTTGCAGATGCCGGGTTGAGCGCCCTGTTTGGGCACGGCCACTCTTTTTTGAATGCCGCAACGGGTGTTGCACTCCGAATAATGTCGTGCGTTACTTTGTCTCGATACACTATTCCGCAGAACCTAATATCTTCTGCATAAGTGAATTGAGCGAACAGAACGAACCAGATTGATAGCGCAATTTTCATTGTTTATCCTGTTCAATCAGATGCCACGGCTCCCCGCCAACATACCCAGATATTGAAATCCATTTGTACGGCAGTTCGTCACGTGACATGACGAATTTATGGCGATTATCTAAAACCCATCCCTCAATTTCGCAGACCAAGTGAAACCCGCCAGTTTCCACAGAACAAAATACTAGGCGGCTGCGTAGCCCGAACTTTTTCAGTTCATCGCGGCACAAAATGGCGAAGTCGTCGCAATCACCGTGCACGAAGCCATCTGCATCGGCATGGGCCGCCATTTCTTTTGGTGATGCCCAATATTCAGCATTGCCCCATGCCTCTGTGTCTGGTGTATAAATAAAACGATTTAGGACGTTATAGAACGCACGATCAATGTCTGAGTCTGTATCTGTACTTAACATTCCACACCGCGCTCTCTTGCCATCGTGCATCCGCTAGGCTCTGATACTTCGACCCCAGCACGAAATGGAGTTGGCGCAGGAGTCGAGCACCCAGCCAACAGCAGAGCAAATATTAGGAATCGCTTCATTTCCAGCCCTCTTGGCTTTCAAGATCATCATTTGCCATCGGCTGTCCGCCGCCATGCGGCGATTGAAAGTGGCTGGCGATGGCCAGCACGGCACAAGCGAACATAAATACCCCGAGCACCAAATAGACTTGAGGGTCTTCTGGCACCATCACTTTTCGCCTTTATTGATTGCGCTATCTACGGCCCACCCAAGCGTGAATGCTCCGGCCAATGCATTGAATGTAGGCAGGTAGAGACTCCCCTGTTTAAGCGTGGCCCAGATCAGGCGCATATCGATTGCGTCTGCCGCTCCGGTCTGAACGGCGGTGAACGCAGCGCCCATCAACACGAAGCCTGTACCAAGCGATCTACCCGGATAGTCTGCGATCAAATAGTCGATGAATTTACCTGTGACTTCCTTGCGTGCGCGCTTTTTAAGCCAGTGTGCCCACAGCCCAAGTAGAGATGCCAACAAAAAAACTGACAGTGAGTAGAGATTGAGAGTCATGGTCATGCCTCCATAGTTATTGCAAATAGCCGCTTGAACCAGCCCTTGCCATAACGGTCAAAGTTTCTGGTGCCTATGTAGCGCATTGCCCGTGCAGCCATAAACTGCGCCGGCAATTCCCCGCCTTTAGCTTGTGCAGCAGCCTTCAATGTCTGCACGCCGAGTACGCCATCTTGAGCAACGCTTAATGCTGCCTGCAGCATCTTGATCGCCGGATCGACTCCTTGATTCACTGCCGCATCAAACATGAACAAGTTGAGTGGGAATGGCAATTCATCACCCTTTACTTTGTCCCAATAGTCGCGCTTGTATATGGCTTTTGCTTGCTCAATTGTCAGTGCCTTGATGTCAATGGCCGGATAGGAACGCTTGCAAATTCCATATTTCGTTTCACCGCCTGGGTCTTTTGGGTCATTTACATACCCCCCCTCAATTCCAAGAACATGTTCGAATGCTTTGTCGAAATCGCTCATTAGAAAATCCCCACTTTTCTCGCCCATGCGTAGGCGGCCACAGTGCCAATCCCAATGAATACGAACCACTTTGAAACTACCGACTTGCCAACATCTTTATAGAAATTGTCTCTGGCGATTGCTACTGCCCGCTGAGCTGCGGCTTCGGCTATTTGCGCTATCTGCTCTTCCGATAACTCATGCTTGTCGTAGCGAGGACAAAGATTGAACGGCTTTTCATCACCATTAGTCCCTGCTGAAGTATTTTCTGACTGCCCCATAGATCACCCAAATATCAAGAAAAAAGCAGCACCCAATAGACCGCCTAGAGACGTTGCAATAAGGTCGTAAATATCCGCCGTGTGTGAATCAGGATGCTGCTTGTCGTAAACCTCTTTACCAATCCCAGCCACTACCGCACCACCAAGCCCAAAAACGGCTGACATTAAATGTGGCAATGAATGGGAAGCGACCAACGCCGCAGACAGCGCTAGGCAGTAGCCGCTGTAAAAATGGGCCTGTTTGTCCAAGGGAGGATTGCCGATCAAGAGCATCACGGCTTAGCCGCCGATCTTGCCGGTTACGTCGAGGGCATTGAACGTCGCATTCGAGACGACAATGGCATGCTTGCGGACTTGAATACCGCCAGATGCGTATGAGCAGCTTGTGTATTTGCGTAGCTCTTCGCCAGTGTCCTTGTCAGTTACAACGATGTCGAACACATTTGCATTCAATGCATCGTCACCATTTTCAAATGCAATACCGGCAGCCAGCATAGACTGAGTATTGAGCACCATTTCCTCAACACTCAGGTTATGTCGCGCCATTGTTGGAACATATTCTTGCGCGTGAATGTTGCCGATACCGCTTGCTGGTTCGGGCGCATAATCATCGCGCATATCAACAGACTGGCACAGACCAATAGTCTTGCCGTCGAACTTAACAATGAATCTGTTGCCGGTTCTTACATTCTGGTTTGTACTAGCCATGCCGCTCTCCTTAGAAGGGTTGTTCGATTTACGAAATTAGTTTCGTGTCACGACCAATACAGAGCTAAAAAAAACGCCCGGCGAACCGGGCGTAAAGCAGCAGCAACACACCAGCAAAAGGTTTAAGCCTTCGCGCTTCCAGAATAAGGAACCGCGTGAATCACAACAGGAATATAGTTGACTGGAATTACGGGTGAGCATTGGAATTCAATGCGCATCACGTCCCCTTCAAGGCTGGCAGTCAATCCCTTGTAGGCCGGATTGGCCTTGTCCCCGACAATCACACCTGGGCCCATTGGTTCCGGCATGGCCAACGCACGAAGCGCCGAGTCTGCGCGGGAAACAGCTTCCGACAATGTGGCTGGAGAACCTTTTGCGCCACGCAATGCATCAACCGCATTGCGGACATTTCGAGCCACGAAGTCACATGCAACGCCAACCGATACTTCAACCCGGTTGTAGTTGGTGTTGTTGAGCCATGTGGTGATCGACTTAACGACCTTGTATCCAGTTGGAGTGTCTTCAACGCACAGAACGCCACCTTGAATCAGCTTGTCGGTATCTGTTGGATTGCGCAACTTGCGCTCAAGTCCGCGAACCTTGATCGACTTATTGGTCAAGGCTGTCCCAGGATTTACACCAGAGAACATACCCGCCAGTAAGGCCGCCAAGATGTATGGCTCGAACAAGACGAGCTTTCCTGTAGTGTCGTAGTCATAGAATCCAAGATGCACATACGATGTGCGATCAGAATTCAACGCCTTCGCAGCGGCAATGGCAGCATCGTCAGTGTCGCCAGATGCGCCCCCAACAATCGAACGACGCTCCATGCGAGCAACATTCGACATAAACGCGCAATGTGCATCTGCCATTGCATGAATGGATGCTGAATTGCTGGCCGGAACTACCCACTGCACATCTTCACTTTGCAATACGGTGAATGCATTGCTCCACTCTGTATTGGTTACAGAGCCATCGGTTGCGCCAGCCAAGTAAGTGAATGCGATATTGGCAGGGATCGTTCCAGCATTGGCCGCGCGTGTCGCTGTAACGTAACCCTCGCCAGTGCTGTTAAACCAATCCACAATTGCTTGTAGGTTAGCAGTTGCCGTATAGGCGGTAGTTTTAACGCTCTGCGCAGTTACGGTATCCAAGCCGTTCAATGTCGGCTTTTCTCCATTATTGTCCAGCACAGTAGCCGCGAAGTCTGCGACTGCATTGATGCGGTCAACAACTTGCTGCACGGTCGCGTAAGCGGCAAGATCAATTGTCGCAACAGTAGAGCCGGCAGGCGCTGCCAAAGTCAGAGTGCTGTTGTTGATAGTCATGGTTGCGGTCACTTGCGCACCACCATACAACACGCTGAATGCATCTCGCGCCACGTTGTCTTGGCTGAAATAACTGTTACCAACTTGAGTGGTTAGCTTCTTGCCGGAAACAGAACCAGATTCGATCTTTACCTTGATCTGGTTTGTATGCAGACCATAGTCAGTTGACAACAAATCGATCACGGTCGATACCGCGACATCCTTGATTGCAAGAGCAGCCTGTGTGGCCGGATTAACGCGCACTGCGACCACCTGAGATGGGCCAGTTGTTTGCGACGATGGGTCAAAAGCTTTTTCGATTGCACGGAGCAGATCGCCATCGATCAGCGCTGCGCGTGCTTCGGATGCAGAACCAAATCGCAACGGGGTGTTTGGCTTACCGCCAACAGAACGACCGATCACGCCCAGCACATTGCCGACGGACAGGTTTTTGTTATACATGCCAGAGTCGTCAACGACGCTCATGGTCGCAGGACTTACCCACAATCTACCGTTAAAAAATACGCCCATAGCAGTCTCCTAAATTAAGCTGGTTGGTTGGCGAATTCAGCAAATCGCTTTGCGAAATTCACTTCTAAATCACTCACTCGGCCCAACACGCGCTCGGAGTGCTCGAATCCGCCGATCAGTTCGACACGGCGGTCAGATACCGATAGGCGGGTACAAAATTCGGTCAATGTCAGAGGGAATGCATCTGCCGTGGCAGAAGTTGCCGAAACAGGTGTATCAACCGGCGTGCTTTGGGTGGTTTCTTTTGCCATTATTTCGCTCCTTGCGATGTGTTAAGTTTCATTGCAGCATACTGGTGTCACGACTCGGCGCGCGATGCGCTAGACGACTGCCGGCGGCATGACTACACTGCCGATGTTCACCAGATAATCGGTTCCACCAACAATTGATGGGGCGATGCAAGATAGCGTTGTCATGGTCTGATAGACCGGCGCGCTGAAACTTTGGAAATCCTCTGTGTCGGATTGCGTTACATCAATCTGAACCATGCCCGCCCCGTCAAAGATAGGAAGATTGGCGATCAGCAGGTTCTTGACGGCACGGCGCAGAATGTTTCTCTCATCCGGGTTCAGGCACCATACGACGATCAATAGTTGGTATTTGGATAGCCAGCCTTCGTAATCTACAGTCAGCCCGGCATCGTTTATTGAGGATCCAAAATCCTCTCCAATCGCACGTTCTGCAGAAGAATCTGATTGCAAGTGGACGGTGACGACAGGCCATATCGTGTCCTCGAATAGCGGCGGCGCAGTAAGCACCTGAATGTGCCCCTGCTTATGGTGCAACTCACCGCGACCGACAAATACCGCCAAGCCTTCATCAAGACGATCTCGAATCAAACTCAATACGTCCGGCCCGAGTTGCGCTATTGTCGGGTTTGGCGTTGCGTAATTAGTACCGTCGGCAGCCCAAGCTGTACCGTTGAACCAAAACAGGCCGTAGTGATAGACCTGTCCGTTTGTGAGCGCACTACTATCCAGTACGATCAGGTCATTGCCTTCGTGGATTACAGATGCGCCGAGATCGTTGTACCCAGAAAAAACGCCGTTTGCATTGCGCAGCAAGCGCCATTTCTTCGCGCCGAACGGCGGCGTAACGAATATGCGCAGGGCGTTCCCGACTGGGATTGGTTGTATAAAGGTGATTGGCATTGTGTCGTGATGGTAAGCTTCAACGAATTGCGAATAGACATAGACTGACATCACGACAGCATAGGAATTACCATGAGTGGCAAACCAATTGAAATGGCTGGGCTGAAATTTGGCAGCTTCACGATTATTGGAAAAGTGCAACCATCTGATGAATTCCAGAGCGCACGAGGTACGTACTGGCAAGTTGAATGCAATTGCGGAACCTCCAGAATAGTCTTGGGTGGGAACCTTCGATCAGGAAAGTATTCGAGCTGCGGATGTCAAAGAAAGGGCGGCGGCTGGATTGATATAACCGGGAAACGGTTTGACCGTCTTGTCGTACTTCGTCAAAAAATTATTGGCAGCACAAACAAAAATTCCAAATGGATAGTGGCGTGCGACTGCGGAACTGAAAAAGCCGTAGATGGCGCATCATTAAGGGCTGGAAGAATAAAAAGCTGTGGCTGCGCTCGTAAGGGTAGCAATTCCATAAACCTTATCGGAAAGCGCTTTGGGAAAATAGTGATTTCATGTGCGGCTGTCCAAAAAGGAAAATCTAGGGCATCAAGATGGGTCGGGATATGCGATTGTGGTACCCAGAAAGAATTTGCAGGTCAGTCACTGCGCGCCGGGATTACAAAAGATTGCGGATGTGAAAGAAAGCTCAAAAACTCCAATAAAAAGACACCAAAAGCGCATCCCAACATGATCGGCAAGCGCTTTGGGCTGCTAACGGTTATTTCTCAGGCTCCAACTGCTAAAAGGCAGCGCCGCTGGACGTGCGCCTGCGATTGCGGTGGAGAAAAGATTGCATCAACAGCCGCGCTCAATTACGGCAGCATTGGATCATGCGGATGTGCAAGGCATACAGGGAGCGTAGTTCGCCCTGAATTTGCAAGAAAAAAACAAACCGAGCACGCCATATTTCGCAGAAAAAACGATATAAGGTTTGCATTGAACAAGAGGATGCGCGACTTGATGAGAAAGTCCATAAAAACTCGCGGCGGGGTTAAATCTAACAAATGGGAACTCCTTGCTGGATACTCTGTTGAATTGCTAAAGGAGCATCTTGAAAGCACCTTACCAGAGGGCAGTACGTGGAGTGACTTTTTAAGCGGGCATCTACACATAGATCACATTATTCCTCTCGTTGCCTTTAATTTTAGTAAGGATTCCGACATTGACTTCAAGCGCGCCTGGTCAATCACAAATCTGCGGTTACTCCCAGCGGCTGAGAATTGCATAAAGAATGGAACACTTGAGCACCCATTCCAGCCGTCGCTGGCAATGTAGGGTCGTTCGTGATGCCAAACTAAGCCATGCCGAACTACAACATAACCGTCGATCTCGCCCCGCTCGCACACGCCCTCACCATTGCAGGCAATGAAGTTGCCATGCGCGTTTCGCAAGCGGTCGCGGCTACCGCTCAAGCCGGGTACGAACGCTGGACGGACAGCATCATGAAGGCGCGCGGAGTCTGGTATCAGGAAAAGCAGGATTACGCGGCATCGATAAAGGTGCGCTCGATCACCCCTTTCGAGGCGGAAATATGGTCTGACTATAAGAATGCAGCCGAGATCGAAACTGGCCGTCCGGCAAAAGACCTGAAGCGGATGCTTGATACCTCAACGCGAGTTCGTATTTCAGCAAAAGGCGCGCGGTACCTGATTATCCCAATGCGGCACAATACGCCCGGCAGCGATGCTCACGCGAACCCAATGCCGCCGGACGTTTATGCGGCAGTGAAGAATATGAAGTCGTCTTCTGTTGTTGGGCAAGGAGCCCGTCTCAGCGGATTGAATGCATACAACACCAAGTCAAGGACGCCAATCATCGTTCCACAGAACGTGTACCAGTGGGGGGGGAAGCTTGGTGCTGTTGCATCAAAGAACCATTCCGGGATGGTGAAGATGAAAGAATCATCCGGCGGAAGCTCATATTTGACGTTCAGGGTGATGACCGAGCGATCACAGGGATGGATTATCGGAGCCAAGCCGGGATTGCATATTGCACAGAATGTGACGGATGAATTGCGCCCGCTGTTTGAACTTGCTATTGAAGAAGCGGTGAAGAGCGCACTACCTCTTTAGAGACCCAGTCGATCAACCATCTTTGAATTCACCAGTTTTGGTTAATTTTCGGTAGCATGTCCATCGTCGCCCATACCCGTTATCCAATGCCCAATTCATCACGCGCATTTGGTGTATCGGATTTTTCCAGCGCATCCCTTTCATTTTTGCCAAACTTGCCAACTCATAAAAGGTATCGCGGCGAAACTGGGCAATGCCATGCGAAAGACCTCCATCACCAATCGCATCAAATCGGCCAGACGACTCGCATTCGAGGATAGAGATCATCAGTTTTGCATCGACGGCATGAGAAAATGACGGCAGCAAAAGAAGAAGCGCGAAAAGTTTTAGTCGCATAGTGAACCTCCTTATTTGTATCGGACGCACTCCCGGTGCTGTATCGGCACAACTTGAATCATCTTTCCAGTCAGAATGGGTTGATTCCGCACCCAGACTCTGTATTCCAAGCAGCCACTGCCAGCATCATCTTCGCAACTTGCAAGCCATATTCCACCGCCGATCACCACTATAATTGCGGCAAACAAGCCAGATGCCAATTTCAACTGATCGCACTTCGTCATTCCGAATCCAACGGCCAATCAGGTAGCTCAACTGTTTTACCGGCCAAATCATGGGTACAGTCTGACAAATACTGAATCCTCCCATCGGTCACATACGAATGGCAGACCATATCTATGTGATCGAACGAAAACCCGTCAGGATGCTTTGGGTGTCCAGCCTCTCGCCACGCCTCTATGTCAGCATTGCCCTTGTCCGTGAGCTTGGTGAAGCGCGTCAATATCGATGGGGTAAATGTCGGCAAATCAACATTGCCATTCCATCCCCAGACTGGATGCGATGCATGTTCTACTGTTACCGCGTGAATACCGTCGCACCCAGGACACCAGAAAGCAATCCGGCGTCCGTGCTCCGAACCTTCGCTAGTGATATTGCGCAGCTTCTTGGAAAGAACGTAGCCCATATCAACGCCCGAACAGGTCGAACTTACGCAGGATTACTTTCTTCGGCAACGCCTCGCCATGATGTATCCCACGATTCGACGGGAACATGCCATAGCAGAAATACTCGTTCATTCGCGTGCCTTCGACGGTGTAGGTTGCCCCAGCAGCAGGCTCGCCAGTTGTCCACGTCATTACCCCAGCAGATGATACCGATGGGATGCCACCTTCAACTATGGCAGTGCCACCTGAATTCAGCCAAAAGCAGCGGGTGACAGTCAGAAAGGGGAAGCGCAACGTGTCGTTATTGCCGCGCGTCAGAACGATTGAGAAGCGCTCAGAGGTGTTTACCAGAATGGCGCGATCAAACTGCCCCATCGCGTAGATGGCGGAATCAGACGGCAGTGAGATCACCACATCGCCGGATTCGTACAGGCCGCTTTGCGCCCACTCGCGCTGCGTCTTTTGTCCGGTTATCCCGGCATCGCAATCAACAGGCGAGCCCCAGCCCCTGCCATTCCCGCCACAAATTGGGCAACCGGGCTTTGCGGCACCCGAATGCGGATTAGTGCATGGACACGCGAATGATTGTCTCCAGCGCACGGTTTGCCCCATGTCGGCGATCAAGCTGTTAAAGTCGGCAGAATTTAATTGCACGCTACATCACCATGACGCGCACCCCGTGCAGGGATTCGCGCAAATGATCCAGTTCCGCATCTATCTGAGCGCTGTGCTTGTCCAAGTCTTGCGAGAACGACCTAGACAATCCGTCTGCTGATATAGAGCCGGACGGAGCCACAAAGGCGTCCTTGAAAATCCCGAACACAGCCATTTTCTTGATGGTGCCGATCAGATCAGGATAATCGCGAGCCGCATTTACCATACCGGCGACATACCTGATTTTCAGCATTTGTGGGACATGCCGCCCACCCGCCATCATCGTCAATATCATCGAGCCGAAAGACCCAACGGACATATTTGAGCCGGCGGGAACAAAGCGAATGTGCCCGGCCTTCTTGTCAAGGCGGATCCAGTTATCCGGCATCCTGAATACCCCGGCGACCGGAGAAGGATAGACAAATTCGACGGATGCCACACTGGACACTAGCTTGTTGCGCAGAACCAAGTATCCCCAGTCCTCGGTATTCCAAAGCTCTGGCTCATAGTCATAACCAGACTCTTCTGCCCACGGTGCAGAGCCAACTGCAGTAATCTCTTCTGCCGTTGGCTCCCCGGCGAAAACGGTTGTTGGCTCAAGATAGACGCGCAGACGACGCGCAGCCTCGGCCTCGGCAGCTAAAACTTTCCCATAAATGTAATCATCGGAAAGTGCGCTTGATTTGAAATATGTCCCGCCAGCCAGAACAAGGCGATCTGCGCGCAGTTCGGCAACAATTGTCGCTTTGACGGGAAACAGGGACATGGCTTAGCTCGGGGTGATGATCTGGAATTCGGTTGTGTTTGGCACAACGGCAACTTTTACGCCTTCTGGCACAAGGCGCTGCATTTGCTGATAAATCTCACTCAATGCATCTTGTTGAATATCTTCGGCAACGCGAAGCGCGAGAATATCGCCCGGCTTCATAGAAAGCTTGGACACTTCGACAATGGCAATTTCAAATGGCGTCATTTTTTACTCCTAGTTAGTGATGTTGTAGATTAAAGTCACGACAACAAAAAACCCGCATAAGCGGGTTCTCTGTTTTGGTTTTCCTATATCAAGCAGCACGTTCGGCCAGTGTTTGCACCTTCAGCGTAGCAACGTAGTCGGTATCGGTGACGCCGGCATCTGCATCCAACTTGACACACAGGGCGTTGTGCTTCGTAATCAGGTCATCGGTAATATCGCCCAACTTGGCACGATTAGCACCTGGCGTGATCTTGTTAAGCAAGTTTTTGAAGTCGAATAGTGCCATTTCATATTCTCCTTATTTCTTTGGTTTGGCTGGCTTAGACTCTGCTACTTGTGTTGCATCAGCAGGTACAGCATCAGCAGGAACGACATCCGCAGCAGCTACCACGGGAGTATCAGCAACAGGTACGTCAACTACCGGCTGATCTACTACCTGCGCAACCACTTCTTGAGGCGCACTAGGCACCAACGGGGGCAGTTCTTTTTCATCCTCGACAACGTACCCAGGGAAATCAGCGAATACCGCAGCCGCTTCTGGACTTACGCCAGTCGCAACAACACTGCCATCGGCTTGCCGCTCAAATGGAATGCCATTGATCTCTTCGGATGCATTCTCACGAGTGCATGTAATTTTCATTTCACTTTCCTTTCAAAGGAACAGGGAGTTTTAAGGCTCCCTGTTTATTTCCGAATCAAGCCATTAAACAGTGAATGGCTTCCATGTTGCGTTGGCCGGCAGGATGTTCTTGATGTAACCGTGATGCTTTGGCTTGGTCACACGCAAGTAGCCGAACAAGAACTGGAACCAGCTCACAACAGGCACACCACCAACACCGAATGGCAAAGGAATCTTTGTCATTGGCTGGAATTGACGCCAGCCGATTGCGTCAGCCGCTGGGTTCATGTTCAAGCACGGTACGGATACAGTGCCTGGAATGTCGCGGTTGATGTCAGTAAAGGTTGTGGTAGCACCAGCCTTTGGAATGATCTTGACGAGACGGAAATCATCCGTTGCATTGGTTCCGTCTTGGCGTGATCGGTACACCGCGTAACCGGTTTCAGTTCCAGCAGCAGACTGAGTGATCGTGAGCACTGCTTTCTTGCCAGCAGCAACCGCTGTTTGAGCGGACTTCACAATCGCAGTCAGACCTTCGCCATTGCCGCCAACAGCAGCTACTGCGTAGTAGTAGTTACCGGCACGAGGCGCAGTGAACATACTGGAAGCATCGGAAGTTGCCGCATCAACAGTTACGGATACAGGCTTGAATGCCACGTTTGCGGTAGCTGCAGCTGGCCATGTCAACTCGATTGGCTTCGCCATTGGGAATTCGCCATGATGCAGGAATGTGTCGATATTGGTCTTCAACACACCCTCTGTCAGTCGAATGCCTTCCACATGACCGCCGATGGTCAATGGGGTATTTGGCTGAGCGTTCCAGCGGAATGCTGGGTCAAGACCCATGTTCAGGTCTGTCTGAACTGCTGTTGGCAGGAACGTATCGGTGATACGACCCCAGTTACCGTAATCCTGAATCGCGGCTTGCAACTTGGTGAATGGCTCAACAGTTGTCAGTGCCGTACCAGCCATATCGATCACGTGGTCAGTGCCGCACTTGCCAGCAGCGATAGCTGCGTCGATCTGGGTGAAGATACCGTCGTACTGGGTTGGGGATGCAGCGGCATTGCCGTGGAACAGCAAGTATTCTGCATCAGTCAACAATTGCAGCGCGCCGTTGCGCTCTTCGACCGCAACAGGCTCAGCCATGTTTTTGCCAAGATTCAGCACATAGCCGACTTGACGCAAGGTCATCAAGAACTTGACCATGCCAACTTCACGGCTGTACTCGCCCTGAGCTGAGCGCACGGTACCCATTTGGCTGTTCGTAGAACCGCCAAGCACGCCGCCGATGCTATTTTGACGGGTGTATTCGTCAACGATGTTGGTTGCGTTGGACTGTTGCAGCTTCTTGAACAGCACGAAGTGCTCTTCTTCCTGCACCACAGTCTTCATTGCGGTGTCGAGGGACTGCACGCCCATAGCGCCGCCGCCGGTCAGGGTGGCAACGTCAGTTTGATAGCTGCTCGCGGTCAATGCTTTTTGCAGTTCTTGTGCGTCGCCGAGGGCTCCGCCAACAGACCCGCCCAGTTGAGGCGCGCCACCGGGTTGCATTCCTGCAAATTGTGCCATTAGTTCTTGAGGGTTCATTTGTACGTCTCCTAGTTAGTGAAAGTATTTACTCGGCCAGAATCTTGGGTTATTCGCCCAAAATCTTATTGACAAGGTTCTGGTCAAGCATCGAGCCCATGCGAAGTGCCACATCGCAAACTGTCAAATCTTTGCCCGTAATTCGTCCAGCATCGAATGCGGCATTTGCCTTGAGCATGAAACCTTGCGCATCCAGCGGCTGATCGCTTTGCAGGCTCTTAATCATGGCTGGGGTTGGAGTCGTAACAGACTTACGGCCCGCCCCCTGATTAGAGAGAATTTCAACCTTTTCGTTGAGTGACTTAATCAGAGCGCCTTGGCTCTTGATTACGTCGGCCAAAATAGTCAACGATTTTGTGAGATCAGTTTTTTCAGATTCAGCGCCTTTTTGCAGAGCTTCAACCCGTTCGCCAAGCGACTTAATCATCTCGGTACCGTCAATAGCCTCATGTTTCTCGCCATCGGCAGTAGTGACAATGAAAGACTTCGCCATTGGCGCGCCTTCTCCTTCGTCGCCCACATTTTTTACCTTCGGCACCTTCTTGCCAGTCGGCTTTCCATCCGCGTCCAGCTCGTCGTCTTCTTCGTCGCCATCGCCTTTAGCTTCGGCAGCAGCAGCTTGAATCTTTTTGTCGTCCTCTTCGGCGGCATAGCTTTTTTGCAGCGTCTCAAGGTCGTCCAGCAGTTTTTCGTAGCTCATTTACTTCTCTCCTTAAAATGGATGCTTGTAGCAGCCGACTGTTTAATCCCTCGCAAGAAGCGCTCTACCCAATCAGAAGCCTGTTCATGGGATAAACCGAACGTGCGAATAGCGTAATTTGTAATGTCACGACCAACTTTTCGCCCGCGAATTGCTTCTGAGATACGCTCGCGGAAATCAAAGTAGCTGTGAATGCCGGTATCAAGTGACTGCATCCCAAATGCAGCACCACCGGTCATAGCGGTTGCATCAGTGGCATAGCTGGCTTCAAGCGCCTTATTCAGGGTGAATGCATTTAGTGATTTGCAGAACGTGCCAATTGGCGAAGCCGAGGCCGTTGGGACGTGTTGATTGACCGGCGTTTGGCTAAGTCCGATATTTGTCCAGCGCACAGATTTGACCACCGTTACCTTGCTGCATGACTCTGGATCAAACTCTTGCACCTTGACCGGCGCAGAACCTCCTACGGACGGATACCAACGCTTTGGCGGTGAAATCTTGGTCATCGACTCCCACACCATGTTTGCGTTCTTGGCTAATTCAGAATCGCCCTTGTAGAGCTGGGCCTTGACGAACGTATGGCGGTTTTCAATGCGGACATCGACGGGCCGTCCAATTTCGTATTGCAGTGGATTTTGAATCCCCGCCTTTGCCCCAATGATCGAGAAGTGATCTATGTCGATGTTCCCGTAGCGCAGGTAGTAATCTTTGCTATCCGCAAGTGCTTCGGATAGAACCTTTTCGCCTTGCAGGTCAATCCCTTCGTTGCTGGCCTCAATGTAAATGAAACGCTCCCCGGACTCTTCGACTGGGGTTGCTTTAAGGAACGACTGGAACGAAACAAAGTCGTCTGTATTGTTGGCGGCATCTATCATGCAGCCATGTTGGCGTCACGACACATGCAGCAACAAAAAACCCGCCGAAGCGGGTTCATTTGCTGTTTGCATACAACATATGTTGCTACGACGTAGCTAGCGCTCGCAGGAGTGCGCCTTTCTCTTTGGTTAGGTCAAGATACTCATCCGCAGCCGCGCGGTCTGTGATCGCCTTCCCTCGCAAACTATCCAGTCGCGCATTTACTTGTACGAGCCGGGCAGTCGCGCCAGCAGTGATGGCATCACCCTGCGAATCTACCTGACGCAGCATCGCGGACGTTTGGCCGATACGCTTACGAAGCTCTGAATTGCCTTGATCTAGTCCCATTACAGCCCCGCGTCTTCATCGAATAGCACAACCTCATCACTATCCAGATCAATGCTGGCAGCGCGTCCCAAGTTGTTTTCCCAGTTTGCTCGCCACATCAACAGAGCATCGTGCATGGCGTCTTCGAAGTTGTCATATTCCGGCATCTTGGCAACCACGTCAGGCTGCTCATACTCACCCAGGAGGTATAAATTTTCCTTGGTGTAATACTTTTTCAGGAAAGCTTTCACAAAATACCAGTACACGCCAAAGTTGCGATAGTCGGCGGGCTTGTTATCCAGCACCTTGCGAATGTTGGCTGCGAGCTGGTCGGGCGGGAGCATTGTTGACGACGTCATGCGGGTTCCTTATCGTAATTTTTCTGGCTTGCTGCAAGCAATTCATTAAGCCTGTCACCCACCGTCTGGCTCTTGTCTTCTTGTGAAGAGTAATATCCTTGTGAGGCCGAAAGATTGCCATACCCCTGAATATCGCCGCGCTTTTTATCTAACAAACCAGCCGCGCCGGCCAGCTTCTGCATAGCGCGTATTCTTGCAGGTCTATGCTCATAGCCGTTGGCAATTGCCTGCAACGCCAACGGCTATGAGCCATCTTTGTGATGCCGCAACCCGGATTCAACCATTGCATGTACGAGATCGTCATGCCCGGCACTCGCAGCAAGTCCAAGAATAGCGGCATGAACCGACTTCGCCTTATCTCCAAGGAAGTAATTGCTGTGCTTGCCGTATTTACCGCCATACGATTCTGATTTTGGCTCATGCGTATCGATAGCGCCACCAAGCACGCCAAGGTGTCTGGCCTTCGCCCAAAGTGCGGCAATCGCTTTCTTTGGGAGCTTGACCCGAGCGCCATACCCTTTGTCGGCATCTTGAATCTCACCCAATGGAGCGGCAGCATCAAGCGCCTCGGAGAATGTTTTTGCATGGCGGATGCGCTCGTTTTGCTCTGCGATCAGCTTTTGGCGAATCGGCTTAACCTCGGGAGAGTCACCATCTCCATAGTAATACCCACCGCCAGAATACTTCCCGCTCAAGTCGCCAATGATGCGTGTCCACGGATTGCTGTTCCCATCTACACCGAGCCCATATTTGCGCTTGGCGCGCGTTACGGTCTTTCCGCCACGACGCCCAACGCTTGCGGTATCAGTGCCAAACGAAGCCGCCCGCTCGGCATCCATCCACGCATGAATTGCTTTCTGCTTGTTCTCTTCGGTCGGTAGCATGAAGTCATGCGTATCTGGCCCATATCCCTTGCTGTTGCCGCTGACTTCATAGCTGGGAACAATTACCGGCTGCCCTGTAGCTTTGTCTATCAGCGCAACGCCGCCATGACCGGCGCTGACCTTGTAATTTCTCAATCCGTCCCACAGTTGGCTTTGCAGCTTGTCATGGTTTGCCGAGATCACCGATGGAGGCAATTTCATCACATCGCTGACTTGCTTAATTTCCAGTGGCTTTTCAGCAATCTTGCGGCTGATTTCTTCCGTTTCCGCCTTTTCGTCATAGGCGAATGCCTTGGGTTTCGGCATGTCCTTTATGTCCATCGTCATGCGGACTGGCATTTCCTGACCATACAAGCGCATCGCTACTTGCTGCTTACGTGGGTCAACGCCTTCGACAACATACCTGGCAACCTTATCGCCATCAGTAACTTCAATGCCTGCGCCAGCGTACATCATCGTTCCAGTGCTGGCGACGATCACGGGCGTATCCGAATCCAGCGCCTGTTTCGCAGTGAAATACTTATCCGCTTTGAGCGCCGAGTATTCTTTGTCCAGCTTGGCTTTGAGTCGTGCCGCGCTCTGCGTATCCTTGTTTTTCAGGGAGGCGTAGCTACGCTTGACCTCTTGGAATTTCACAAAGCGCTGCGATGCCTCAGCCGTCCTTCCGGCGACTAGGCGCTCTTCCTTGGCTTTGTGATTAGCCTCGAATGCTTCGCGCGCTTGGTCTGGGTCGGCTGCCAGCATAATCATCATTTCATCGCGGCTCACATTCCCCTGCTGGTTCATGTTTTCCACTTCGTTGCCACCCTTCCAGACGGCATCCTGCCAGTCCTTCTTGGCTAATATCGCCTGCAACCGATAGCCGTCGAAGCTACCTTTTGCCAGATATGCGTGAACTCTAACGCCCTCGTTTGTATTGCCCTGGCGTAAGCCACGCCCATTTCGTTGCTGCATGGATGCGGGCTCCCACGGCAAGTCGAGATGGTGAATATCCGAAGTGCCCTTTTGCAGGTTCAGCCCCTCGCCCATCGTGGCCGTGTTGCCGATCACCACTTTCAGCTTGCGCGCGTTGAACGCATCGCAAATGCTTTGCCGCTTGGATGATGAAGATGCAACTTGCGCATTGATGATGCCGATCTGGTTGCGCGGGATGCCGGACGCAACAAGCGCAGCGGCAATCTTTTCGTGAGAATCGACGTAATCAGAGAACACAATCTGTCCGCCGTCCTTCATATTCTTGATGATTTCCTGAGCGCAGGTAATATATTTCGGGCTTTTTGTTCCATCGTAATCGGGGTCAAGCAAGGATAGATCGACAGCGGCCTTGTTCATCTTGTCCATGATGCTGAAAATATGCGCGTCTCCGGTCGCATCTTTCCCTTTTGCTTCCGCCGCCAGTTCGCGCAATTCTGAATAGGCAGATTCTTGCTCCGCATCCATCGTAACCATGTGCGTGACATCCTGCCTCCCCGGCAGCTTCAATCCGACCTCATCCGCAGTTTGGCGATGAATATAGCGCTTCATGATCGCGCGGAGCTCATCCATATTTTGGAAGCCAGCAGTAATCAGCGCCTCTTCCATCTTTCCGCCTGTATCAAGCGCCATGCCATTTTCGAACTTGGCAAATCGGTCAAGGAACTCTTCGCTATTGCGTACGCCGATCTTCTCGAATGCTTCCGGCGCGACATGCGACAGCATGGCGTAAATCTCAATCGGGCTATTTTTGGTTGGCGTGGCCGTTAAGCCGTACACGTTCTTCCCATTTTGCTGATCTAGCAACCAGCGCGCCTTGAGATTAAAATCAAGCGCACGCATTGATAGCCCGCCACCGCCCAGATACTTGGGCGACTCACCAAAGCGCGACTTGATCGCACACAGGTTCTTTTGGTGATGGAATTCGTCATGAATCAGCGCATCCACCCCAAGGCCGTTGAAGTACGTCGCATCGGTACGAGAGTCTTTCCCGAATTCCTGACTCGCGCGCGCCTGTTCCCAGCTTTCGCGGATCTGCTTGGCGCGCTTATCGCCAGCATTGCCCAGCTTGTCGCCACGCTGCACCCAGAAATCCTTGCTGTTGTATTCACCCTTGGTGATTGGGTCTAGGTCAATTTCCTCAAATGACGGCTCGCTGCAAATGATGAAGTCGTATTCGTTTTGCTGAAGATCATGGTATTTACGCTTGCGCTCAGCGGCATTATCATCCTTGCCTTTGAGAGAGCCATCAGCAAGTCGTTCAAAGCTTCCGCCGATGGTGAGCACCTTGCTCCCTGGGAACCATTTCTCGCACTCATCGAACCAGTTGGCGAGAACGGACTTCGGCACCACGATCATCGGACGTTTTGCCTGCCCAGTCGTTTTGAGCGTGCGCGCCAACATTAACGCCCGCGCTGTTTTACCCAGCCCGACATCAGCCGCAATGATTCCCTTGCCCGCGTTCAGCGCCCAGCGCAGCCCGCCCCACTGGTAGTCCTTCAATCCCTCGGTATTCATACCGGGAATATCCATAGGCTCATTCGAGAATTCCCGTTCAGCGAAGCCCCTGAATTTTCTGTTGTACAGGTCTTCGGCTATTTCGCGGTATTCCGGCGATGCGCAAAGCCAGTCTTTGAACTCCACGTTCAGGTCATCAATGATGTGCTTATCGTCTTTTCTCAGGCCGGTGCGGTTCAGGTACTTATCGAGGTGCGATTGCTCGCCATATCCATTTCCACCGGTGATCGCGTAAACGCCATCTTCGAACGTAACAACCACCGGGGGTAGCTCTTTCTGCCACTTATTGCCGTTCTGGTTTCTTGATGTCAGGAATGCAGACAAAATTGACGTTGGCAGGAAAGCCGAGTTCACCTGGATAAACGCATCCTCCAATGAGACAGGAGCAATTGTTTCGGTCAGCATAGTTACTTGCTGTTCCAGCTTCTTGCGCAGCTCAGGTGCCAATCCCTCGCCAGACAGTGCCGCCTTCGCGACATCTGACTTCGCCCACAGATCGCCGGACAGGTAGATGTCTTTTGTTGTCCATTCGCCAGTCACTGGGTCAATGGCGTACTTCGGGGAGCCGTATAGCTGGTCTAGCGAATGGACAACAAAAGAC